CTTTTTTGCGTTTCTGCTCTCCGCGCATAAGTTCTCTGCAGAAAAGTACACAGCTAGCTCATGCTGTGAGCCGTACCCTAACTACATTGCGTAACCAGGCGAGGGCGGCACAATGGATGCCTCCCCGGTAAAACCAACTAGAGCGGGGTGCCCCATGCCATGGGCGAAGGATTCGCTGCGGGTGAAGACACGGATCCTTGATCCGAAAGTGCTTGAGGCGACTGTCTCGGGCTACCTGACCCTTGCGTCGTCGGACGAAATGCGTAGGCAGATCGTCGAGCGCATGGCACAGACGGGCACGCTGGCGGTTGTGCTCGATTTGCGTGGCACGGTTCACGTCATGAGCGACGAGGACTGGCACAAGGTGGTGGACACCCGAGACCTAGCGTTCCCTATGCCGATTCCTGTGGCGATGATCGTCTCAGCGGCCGACGAGGAGAAGGTGCGCGAGATTGCTGCCGCTATGAGCGGTTTGGGGCACCTTCGTGGTGTATTTCACGAACTTCCTCCCGCAGCGGAGTGGGCTCGTCGCTGGGCCGGGAATTGGATGGAACTGCCTCCGTCCGCTTCGAAAGCAAGTAGTTCAAGTAGCTGTCCATCTCGGCAATGACGGTCAGTTGCCTGGCGATCGGGCCGATTTCGCTCAAGCGCCACGCAAGCACGGCCGCTTGCTTGGACATGCCGGGGGGGCGTGGCACGTCGTCTGGTTGACCAGACGGCGCGCTCTCGCCTCGGAGCAGGGCCTCAGGGGTCGTCTTTAGCGCCTTGGCGACATGCTCCAGGCGGGTCCGCTTCGGCGCCGTCTTGCCGTTCTCCCACTGCTGGACCGTCTGCCAGCCCAGATTCTTCGCTAGGCCCTCGGAAGCCGACACGGCGTCGGCCAACTCCTGCATGGACATGCGGAGTTCGGTTCGCCTGTTTCTGATTGCCTCGTGAATCGTCACGGGCGCAAGTTTTTCATGCGAGCGCGGCCTCGCAAACGCAAGACTCTCTAGCATTACTAGAAAATCTTGCGTACACTGGGCGGTATGGATGCGAAGACTTCTGCTCAGTTGGCCGCCGAGAAGGCGGTTGCGGTTCTTGGGGGCCCTGTCGCAGCAGCCAGGCTGCTCAACGTCAAGGACCAGCGACATCAGACAGTCCAGTCATGGTTGAAAAACCGCGTTCCGGCCGAGTACTGCCCTGCGATTGAGCGAGAGACGAAGGCCAAGGGAGCTCCGGTTCTGTGTGAGGAGCTGCGGCCCGACATTCCTTGGATGGTTCTCCGCGAGCAAGCCGATCGTCGCCAAGAACACGATCTCGCATCCCGCATTCCTCTTGAAAAGGGCAGCGCTTCGCCCGTCACTGCCGCAAAGCAGACCACTACTGCAAGCGACGCGCCCACCGCGTCCAAAGCTCCCATCGCGATCGACAACCGCGCCCACATGGATCACCCGGTGATGGCCCCGAGCCTCATCGGCCACGGCGGCGACCTCAACGAGCGCAAGCCGAGCGTCGGCGCGTCTGAACGCCCCACCACTCCCAAGGAGCGCTAGATGTCTTGGCTCTCTCGCGTGTGGCGCCGTGCGATCTCCAGCAGCTTGCGCCAGCTCTGTGGCAAGGCTCGCAAGAGCGACTTCATGCGGCTCGGGGTCATTGCGATTGTGTGGCTGCTTGTGGTGCAGCCCATCTGGTGGCTGGCGGCTTTGATTATCGCCGTCGAGATCGTCTGGCTTTTGTCGCTCATCGCGACGCTGCGCAAGGAGCGCTGAACCATGGACTTTTTCGTCTGGCTCATTGCCTGCGTGATCTTTGCTGGTGGCGCGTTCGCGGCTGCTGAAGAGAACGCTTCTTGGTCCACGGTTGCCCTGCTGTCCTTTGTGGCTGCGGGCTGCGCGTTCGGCGCTTACCTGACGCTCTAAGCCATGCCGCTGCCCCTGTTCCTGTGGTTCTGCCTGCGCCTGATGTGGCGTGCTCTGTTCGGAGTCTGAGCCATGAAGCGCTTTGTCTCCTGGCTTCGCCGCAAGAGCGCCGACACGATGTTCGTAGGCGTTGGCCTCGCATTTCTCGTGGCGCTGGTGATTGCCGAGGCAATCGACTGGCTCATCGATGCGGTGAAGGAGGACTGAGATATGTCTGGCGGCTCCCTGAATTACGCCTACAGCCGAGTCGAAGAAGCGGCGCGTGAGGTCGCGATGCAAGCGGAATCGCCGCTGCATCGGGCCTTCGCAGCGCATCTGACGAAAGTGGCAAACGCTCTCCACGCCTTGGAATGGGTCTGGTCGGGCGACTCTGGCCCAGGCGATGAGGTGCCGGCCATTCAAACCTGCCTTTCCGAGGGCGCTTGTCTCGATGCCGCAATCGAGCGCGCCGTCGAAGCGATGAACGAATTGCGCGCCGAGCTTGACCGCGCGAAAGCGGGGAAGGACTAGATGCTCTCCGCGACCCAAACCCTCGTAGCGCTGATCGTCGGCATGCCGCTCGTGATCGGCGTCTGTTCCGCAATTGCACATGCGCTGAGCAAGCGCTGAGGAGCCCACGTGTACGCCGTCTTCCGTCCCGTCTTCACCAAGCTGCCGCCCGATCGCGAAGGCAAGCAGTACTTCTCTGTCGAGATGCAAGTAGTCCGTGGGCTTGCGGCGAAGGGGCCAACTGCCGCCCTCGAAGAGGCCAAGCGCGGAGGCTTCGTCGCTCCCATCGTGGGCCTCATCAAGGGGAACTGAAATGCGCCACACCCTCAATGCCATCGACCCGCTGCCGGCATTCCTGAGCCACGGCCTTTCGTTCGAGCTGCAGGACTCGGAGCCGGCATACGAGCCCTGCGAGCGGCACAAGCGGTTGCCGTCGTATCGCGAGGTGTGCGAAGCGCGACGCGAGGCGAAATGGCTGCGCGAAGTGATGCAGTACCGCGCCCGCAACGGAAGTACCTCATGGGGTTCCAAGCAGCTGTATTTCCATCTGGACACCTTCAACGGCAACTGCAACCCCGAGATCACCGAGGCCGACTGCCGCAAGCGCAAGAGCGCGCCGGCCGACGTGGAAAGCGAACAAGCCGCGTTCGAGCGCTGGGCGGGCTTGGAATGCCCGAGCGGCGATGTCGAGTCCGTGAAGTACCAGTGGGCGCGCAGCGACGCGCGTGCCGAGTGGCTTGAATCGCAACAGGAATCGCCGGCCGAGCAGCCGAAGCAAGCCACCGACGCGCCGAAGTTCAAGGTCGGCGACGGGGTGCGCGCGATCAAGTCCGTAGGCGATGTTGTCGTCGGGGACGAGTTCACCGTGGTGCGCCTCGAAGTCGTCGGACTTTCAACGCATGTCCATGTCAAGGGTCGCGTGCACGTGTATTTGTTCGAGCACCACCTCGAACTCCTCCCCGCCGAACCCGCGCCCCAAGAGCCGCAGGCCGATGCGGATGGTTGGATCGAGTGGAAGGGCGGCAAGTGTCCCATCCCCAAGGAAACGCCGGTCGTGGTTCGGCTACGCGGCGGTAGCGAATACGACGGCGAGACAGCCGCCGATTGGATTTGGGCACACGGCGATATGGACGGCGACATCGTTGCGTACCGCATCGTCGCCTGACCATGCAGTTCAAAGCCGGCCCCATGCTGACTCTGCGCCCATCCCGGGAAGTTCAAGCGGAGGAAGCTCGGATTTGGAGATTCGGGGCCGGCACCACTTTTACGCGCGCGGCTCGCAGTACCGGCAAGCCTCGTTCTTTGCACTTCTCCCTCCTCCTCCCTACGGCCCCAGGTGTGGCCTTGGGCGATCCGGGAGCCGCGCGCGTCCTTACCCACGGGGCAACTCCTGCGCGACGCGCTCGAGTTCTTCAGCCTCGGCTCGCAGCAGCACAGCCTGCGATCGCATGCCCTGCTGGACCATCCGCAGCACCTGCGCGAGCTTGTAGCGCGCGTAGTCGAGATCGTCGTTCGACATCTTCACCGTTCACCTCCCTGCGGCGCGCAAGAGCCGTTCGCCTGGCCGCACGCGGCCGGGCCTTTTCTGGTGCGTCCGCCCGCGTTCCGGCAGCCCTGAGGCTGCCTCCCCAGGCTGTATCGGGGCGCGGTCTCCGGGCGCACCACAAAGGGCTTTCGTTGAGTGCTTCGCATGCGCTCAGTTTTCCCTTCGTCCGACCGGTTACTCAACCGGTTACCCGATTGAATTTCTTCAAGGAGGCAGCCTTGCAAGATCACCCGCTGCAGGGGGAATTCCCTCTGCTCGCGCGAATGGAGGGGCCGGCGATCGTGCCGGCCGAACTCATGCGCACGATCACTACCTACCGTCAGGCGTGCCGCTTGGCGTGGCAGCTGCGCCGCGTGCGCAACATGACCTTCCGCCAACTCGCGGCCGAAGCCGACCTGCACTACCAGCACGTCACCGACTACTTCCACCAGGACGACATGCCGCGCCGGCGTGATCTTCCTGCCGCGAAGAAGGACGCTGTCGAGGCGGTGCTGGGCAACACGGCGATCAGCCAGTTCCTCAACCGTGGGGCTCGCTTCACGGTGCTGGAGGAACTTCAGGCGAATGCGAGGGCCGCAGCATGAACTGCAAACCTGGCGATCTCTGCTTCGTCATTTGTCCTCTTATGGCGACGTTCCTCGTGACCGGGGAGCAATTCGTTTGCGTCAAGGCGGGGACCATCGTGCGCGTGGTCGAACTCAACGAATACGGCAACTGGCGAATCGAGGAGCCGATCGAGTTCAGGTTCGCATCTTCGTCAGGCGACTTTGCTTCCGGCAAGGTCGGTGGAATCGGCGACAAGCACCTCAAGCCGATCCCTGACATCGACGAAGACGCGACCGACGAGATGGTGCAGCTGCTCGGTAGCCCGCGGTTGGAGGAAGTCCCATGCCAGTGAAACGCGAGCTTCCTCCGGTGGACTTCAAGCCGGTGCACTTCATCCCAGCCGGTGACGCGAAGGAGCTTTCGCCCGATCAAGGCTGGAGCCTATGGGACCGCATCGAGGAAGAGCAGCCGTACCGCGTGCTGCGTGAACAGCAGGAGGGGCGGCAGCAATGATCCTCGCCCAAGCCCTGATCGCAGTCTGCGGCGTGGCAGCCGTCGCTCTCAGCCAGGACCGCCGCGACAACTGGCGCCGCTGGTCCTGCATCTTCGGCCTGGCCGGGCAGCCGGCGTGGCTTGTGGAGACCATCAGCGCCCACCAGTGGGGCATTGCCGCCCTGTGCATCGTCTACACGTGGAGCTGGGGTAGGGGGCTGCGGTTCTACTGGATCAAGGGGGAGGGGGCGTGACCCGCTTCTACACCCCCGACCTACGCGCCTGGCTCAACGGCTATGAGCCCGTGATTGCGGCTGAGATGGCCGGAGATCGCAAAGCCAAGGGTGACGCGATCGGCGCTGCAAAGCAAACCGCCAGGCGCATGGCGATCCCGACCGCCATCGACATCGGCCGCGGAACGATCCCGGGCCTCTCGGCCAAGAGCGACCCGGCTAAGGCTGGGCGGATCCGGAAGGTGAGCAAATTGTGAAAGGAGCAGCCATGAAAGCAACTCAGGGCCGGCGCCTGATCGCCGCTCTCAAACGCAAGGGCCACACGACGATGGAGATGTTGGCGCTGGGCATCAGCGTGGCGCCCTGGAAGCGCATTGCGGAGTGTCTGCGGCCTGACGAGCAGTTGGTGAAACGCAAGAACGAGCGCGGGCTGACGGTCTATCGAGTCGTCAACGCTACTCGCTGGACGGTCTGATGCCAGTTCGCGCCCGCAAGCGCCAGCCGGCGCCTATCAACCCTCTCGACCTTGACGCCCTCAAGGCGGCAGGACTGAACTCGGCAGCCGAGTCGGCAAGGTTACTGGCGGAACACCAGAAGCGCGAGCGGATCGCGCTGGAGATCGAGTTGCAGCGGAAGAAGTTGGGAAAGAAATGAGTTTGCACCCGGCTAGGTTCGCTACCGAAGAGCGGCTTCACCACCCGCCTGCCGCCGTGCTCTCTCGTGGTGGTCAAGGTGAAGACATGAGCAAGGCGTCATATCGAGAGCTCCTGAGGCATCCCAAGTGGCAGCGAAAGCGTTTGGAAGTACTCCAGGCCGCTGACTTCAAGTGTCAGCGCTGCGGTGCGGATGACGTGCAGCTGCACGCGCACCATCGGCAATATCGACGCAGCGCAGCGCCCTGGGAATACGAGCCGCATGAGCTCGAATGCCTATGTGAAGACTGCCATGGTTCAGAGCATGGCTATGCGGCCCCCGTTGGGTCGGAAAGCGCGCGACGAAACGCATGGGAAAGGTTGGCATCTTTCCATCTCGAAGCTTGCGCGTGGGCCGCAGATCAAGCTAACGATGTCAGTCCTGAGCAGGTTGAATCAATAGCACGCCGCATTTGCGTCGAGTCTGGCTGCGACTATGAAGCCTTGATGTCCATCTACCAAGGTAATTGAGGCGGCGCGCGTGACCAAAGAAACGCAATCGTCGCCGCCAGAGCCGCCATATCCGGCGGACACACTGGCCCGAGGGTGGCGATTTGAGATCGACATGGAAACGTTCAAGCGTTCCGACACCTGGAAGAAGGCGCGCACCGGAACACTCCGAGGCGCACTCTTGCTTCTATGGGCTGAATCCTGGCAGGAGCAGCCTTGTGGAACGTTGCCGGATGACGATGAATTGATCGCGCTGATGATTGATATGCCGGCCGCCACCTTTGCGAAGAACCGCGACGTGTTGCGCCGCGGGTGGCGTTTGGCGAGCGACGGCCGCCTTTACCACGAGACCATTACCAAGCGCGTGCTGGCAATGCTTGAGAAGCGCGCGAAGGATGCAAAGAGAACGGCGGACAGACGCGCGCGCATCGCCGGAATGCAAGCGAGTCACGTAGATGTCACGTGTGACACGCGCGAGACTATAGAAGAACAAACAGGTGAGTTCGACACCAAGCACCAAGCACCTATTGAAATACCCCCCAACCCCCCGAAGGGGGCTTCGGTGCCGATTGCTTTCAAGACCTGGCTATCGCGCATCCGAGAGGCTGGAGAGCAGGCAATCCCGGAAAGCGATCCTGTGTTCGCTTACGTCAAACGAGTCGGCGTTCCTCTTGAGTTTGTTCGTTTGCATTGGGTCGTTTTCAGGAACAAGTATCTGACGGCGACTAAGCGACAGCGCGACTGGCGGCAGGTATTTCGGAATTCGGTCGAAGGCAATTGGTATCACCTCTGGCGGTTTCGGCCAGACGGGGAGTGCGTGTTGAGCGACGTGGGCGAGCAAGCCAGGCGAGACCAGGAAGAGCGCCAGAAGGAGCCCGCATGACCTCCGAAATCGAAGAAGTCGGCCGCCTGCGCATCCCGCCGCACTCGCTGGAGGCGGAGCAAAGCATCCTTGGCGGGCTGATGTTGGACAACCGGGCATGGGATCGGGTTGGCGATTTTCTGTCCGAAGCCGACTTCTACCGGCATGAGCATCGGGCCGTTTTCACGGCTATCGGCCGGCTGATCGTGGCCAACAAGCCGGCGGACGTGCTGACGGTGTACGACGCGCTGGGGCCGAAGGCGCACGAGATCGGCGACCTGGCCTACCTCAACGCCCTAGCGCAATCGGTGCCGAGCGCGGCCAACATCCGCCGCTACGCCGAGATCGTGCGCGAGCGCTCCCAGCGCCGGGCGATGATTTCGGCTGCTGACGAGATCGCCACTGCGGCCTGGAAGACCGACGAGGACATCGGCGCGCAGATGGACCGAGCGTCCGAGGCCTTCATGGCGATGCAGCGCCGGCAGGTGCGCAAGGCTCCGCGCGCGCTGTCCGATGTCGTCGTGGCGGCCATAGACCGCTACCAAGCGCTGCAGGAGGGCACCGGCCCGACCGGCTGGCCCATCGGTATCGGCTCGCTGGATCGCGTGCTCAACGGTGGCCTGCGCCCCGGCAAGGTCTACGGCATCGCGGCGCGGCCGAGCGTTGGCAAGAGTTCGCTTGCTCGCGCATTTGGCCTCGCGACAGCGGCCAATGGCCTGCCCACGCTTCTCCTGAGCCAGGAAATGCCGGTGGACGAAGTGGCCGATTGCGCCGTCGCTTACCTCGGCTACGTTAACGGAGCCAACCTCCAAAGCGGAAAGTTGGAGCGCGAGGACTGGAGCCGCGTCTGCGATGCCGCCGAGAGCGCGCGCAACCTGCCGCTGTACATCGATGACGAGGGCGCGCTGACGATCAACGACATCCGCGTCAAGGCTCGTATGGTCAGGGGCCTCAAGGTCTTGATCCTCGACTACCTGCAGCTGACCAGCAGCGCCCTGAAGGACGCGAACCGCAACAACCAGATCGAGGAAGTGTCCCGAGGCCTCAAGGCGCTGGCCATGAGCATGGAATGCGCTGTGGTGGTGCTCTCCCAGCTCAACCGTGAAGTGGAGAAGCGCCGCGACAAAGAGCCTGTCCTGGGTGATCTTCGCGATTCCGGGGCAATCGAGCAAGACCTGGACGTTGCCATCCTCCTGTGGACCGTCAAGGAGCGCGAAGACGGCAACCGCATCGTCGGCTGCAAGGTGGACAAGCACCGCGGCGGCCCGAAAGGGCGGTTCGCGCTTGAGTTCCATCCGGCGGTCTACCGCTGGTACGAAAGCACTGCTTCGGTCGATCCAACCCGCACCGAATCGTACAAGCGAGGAGGGTTCGACGAATGAGCGAGGTAATTCTCGTCCGCCAACCAGACATAGCCATGAGCGACGCGGAGCGGGAAGCCGCCCGCCGAGTGCTGTGCGGCGCGATCGACGGCCTAGGCGAGAAGGGCAAGCGCCAATGGCGCCGACTGCTCAAGGACATGTTCTCGCTGGAGCCCGGGGAGTGCATGACCCTGCACCGCCGCAAGCAGCGCAGCGGTCCGTTCCACCGCCGGCATATGGCCATGGAGCAGCAGATCTTCGAGGCGCAGGAGCGGTTCACGAACTTCGACCCCGGCTTCCGCGACTGGCTGAAGATCGGCGCCGGCCATTGCGAGTGGGTGCCGGGCCCGCGCGGCGCCATCGTCCCGATCCCGAAGTCCATCAGCTACGCCGACATGGACGAGGACGAGATGCGCGAGTTCCACCTTGCGGCGGTCGCGTTCCTGCGCGAGCCCTACGCGCAGAAGGTGCTATGGCCGGCGATGAGCGAGTTGCAGCGCGACGCGGCTATGCGAGCGGTTCTCGAGGAGTTCGGGGAATGAAGCGCTCCGCCCCTCTCCGCCGCTCCGATGGCATTGCTAAGTCCTCGGTGCCAGCACCTCGCACCAAGAAGTGCAAGGCCTGCCGCGAGCCCTTCGTGGCGCTTCGGCCGCTGCAGTCGGCTTGCTCACCAGCGTGCGCCCATGCACTAGCCTCCAAGTTGCGCGAGAAACGCGAGCGAGCCGAGAACGCTGCGCGGCGCGAGAAGCTGAAGACCCGTCGCGACTACATCCGCGAAGCCCAGCAGGCGGTGAACAAGTACGTGCGGCTGCGGGACGTCGGCCTGCCATGCATCTCCTGCGGTGCCACGCCGGAGCAGAAGCGCGGCGGGGCAGTAGACGCTGGACATTTCCGCAGTGTCGGGAGCGCGCCTCACGTCCGCTTCTATACCCTCAACATCCACGCCCAATGCTCACGCTGCAACCTGCATCTGGGCGGCAACGCTGTGGAGTATCGCCGCGGTCTTGTTGCTCGCCTGGGCCTCGCCAAGGTCGAAGCCATCGAGGCCATGCAGGGGTCGCCCAAGTGGTCGATTGACTACCTCAAGCGGCTGAAGAAGATCGCGATGAAGAAGGCGCGAAGGATTGAGAAACGTCTGAAGGAGCAAGCCTGATGGCAAAGAAATCCTATACCGGCCTGTTGGCCCGCATCCGCGGCCTCGCGTCGCGCCCTGAAGGCGTGAGCTACGCCGAAGCCCTGGAGCAGGGCATCACGACCCGCCAGTTGGCGCAGAACGGCCGCCGGATGGTGCATGAGGGCGAGTTGATCGCCATCGGCTACCGGCACTATCGGCGGTACTTCAGTCATGCCGAGGATGCGCAACGCTACCAGGTGAAGCTATCGCAACTCAGGGCACAGCAAGCGGCACCGAAGCCAAAGCCTGTCAAGCCACCCGAGCCAGCAAAGCTGGCATCACCATGGCGCGTCCAGAGCCCGGCCAAGAAACCCGAAGCAGAGGCTGCGCCAGTCCGAATCGCAACGCCAAAGGTTCCATTCAAAGACATGCAGCCGATCGTTCCCGCCCACGTCAAGGTGCAGACGATTCCGAGCCCAGATCACTTTGGGCCGGCGGCAAGGCTGGCTTACGCATGCGCGCCCAAAACGCTGCGGCCCTTGAAGGTGGGAAAGGAAATCTGATGTCTGCGTGGCGCCTCTTGGTGAAGAACCTCTACGGACTCGGCCGACCGGCAACCCTGCGTGAGTTCGACGAGGTGAGCTATTCGCGCGGGGCGGTGAAGGCCGGCATCCAAGACGCAAAGGCGCTCGGCCTTCTGCGGACGATCGACCGTCAGCGGTTCGAGGCGGTCTACGAGCTGACCGAACGCGGCAGGGCGCTTTGCGAAGGGCGGTTGACTGTCTATCGCGGCCAGCATCCCAACGACCGAACCTCGCGCACGCGGACGTTCGCAGTCTGCGCGACGTGGCTGCTGAGTTTCCCGGGGAGCATGTCATGAGTGACGAGAAAGACACCAACCCCAAAGACGCCATCGGGATCGGTGACCTAGAGAGCACCGAGAGAGGCTCCGGTGCCCGTTTCAACAGCGGCAAACCGCCGATCGAACTGATCCCATTTGCGGCCATAGCGGCGGCATTTCGAGGCCCCTGGGTACGAGAGCAGGAACTGGCGTGCATCGCTGCGCTGGATGCGCTCGGACGCTGGCAAGCGGGGGGCGGCGTTGAATGCTTGACCGAAGCGCTCCAAGCGCTCGGACATGACGGCTGGGCCGAATGTGCCGAGGTCTTCGACTACGGGCGCCGTAAGTATGCAGCGTGGAACTGGGCCAAAGGCATGCCCTGGTCGGCGCCTCTCGCTTGCGCCGGGCGACACCTCCTGAAGATGCTTCGCGGGGAAATGACGGACCAGGAGAGTGGCAAGCCGCACCGAGGCCATGTCTTTTGCAATGTCGTGATGCTCATGACGTACTCACACACCTACACGGAGGGCGATGACCGACCGCCGACTGGGCTTCTGGGGAACGCCACATGAACACACTGACCATTTTCGGCGCAGCGTCGATGCTTTTCGTCGCCGCTTTCACTTGGGCGCAATACCGCGACAACACGGGCCCAGGTCAGACGCCGCGCGGGGCCATCATCGAAGCGTGGACCAATATCGCCATTGGGTTCACGGTGAATTGGCTCGCCAACATCGTGCTCATTCCGCTGATGTCCCCGGGAGGCCACATGACGCTGGCGGCCAACTTCTGGGGCGGCTGGATCTACACATCTATCTCGATCCTGCGGCAATTCATCATCCGGCGCTGGTGGAACACGCGGATTCACGCTCTCGCGCAAAGGATGGCGCGATGACCGCCGATCAAGTTCAGGCTGGCCGCTTCATCCTTCTCCCTAGCGGCCGTCCCGTCGAAATCGTGCGCCGAGTCGGAGAAGCCTGCGAATGCAGGTATCTCGGGACTCGGGACTACTGTGACCTGAGAGTTGACTGGGTTCGCAGGTATTGCAAGCCCTATGCGGTCAACCAGCGTGGTGGAAAGTGAAAGCGCCCCGGCGTGAACCGAGGCGCGGGGCTTGAGTGGCAAGCGGGGTGGTAGCCGCTATTGTCCTACGTTGGAGCAGTCATGCCAATAGAAGCCCCGCCGACCGTTGAAGAGCGCTACACCCGGGCGATCCATTCGCCCCGCCTCGTCGTTTCGGCACGAGAGCGCACGGACGTTGACATGCTGATTGCGGCGGGGTGGACGGCGGCTTGCTTTGATGAAAATGGGCAACCAAGGCCAAAGAGCGAATCTGACAAGCGGACGCGATTTGCGGTCGCCCTCTACCGGCTGGCCTCGGAGTTTGATTCGGTGCGCCATGAGATGCGCCACGCCCTTAACGCCACCGAGTTCGCCCTGGCGCTGATGCGGCTCAAGACGCTGCGGGAGGCTCGCGAGAGCCTGGGCGCCTACGCCTCCATCCAAGCCACCAAGCAGCGCTTCATGCAGCCTGACGACAAGGTCATGCCGCTCATGGGCCAAGTCCTGAGCGCTTGGCTGGACCCCAACTGCCACAAGTGTGAGGGGAGGGGGACACTCGGCGGCTACGGCTCGCCGCAAGTGGTTTGCCGGGCATGCAGCGGCACGAAGCTGCGCTTACGGGACAAGCAGGGCACGCTCCGGATCGGACTCGACGGAGAGCAGAAGCGCTTTGCGGCGCACATGCTGGCCGAGATGGATAGGCTGGTGGCCGAGGTGGAGCAGGCGATGAAGCGGTTGCTACGCAACAAGGGCGGTTGACTTGCACTCCAACTTCCGCTATCGCATAATTCACCCACGCTCGGCTTGATTCGTTCCGCTGAGTGAATTCGTCGGCCCGGCGGCCGAGCTACCCGAGTGAGTTCGGGCCTGCAGTTGATCCGCCGGTGTTGTCGAAACGATTTCGTTCCGCTCGCCTTCCCCTTCCAGGAATCGCGGCGAAGGAACAACCAAGGCGCTCCGAGTGGGCGCCTTTTTCTTTGGGCGCGCACTCCACGCCGCTCGCCCCATGTCGCCACATGGGTTCTCAAGGCTATGAAGGTTGCCCCGCCTGTCTGGAATAAAAGGGGTAACGCCGGGAGTAAGGCCTGCTCCAGCTACGCAAAAAGGGTGCGTAGCGATAAACCAGATCACGACGCACACAAACGCGACCACGGCACGCCGAAAGGCAGACGGTGGGGCGGACGCTTGGCCCCACGATACGGGGCGCTGGATATACGGCCCCGATTCCTCTGGATTGGCAGCAGTACAGCCCGGTAGCTCGGGAAGCTGCCCACCCGCCCAAGCAGTGGGGGTGCGGAGGAACACGGGCCACGGTTTTACCCTTAATGGTACCGCTCAGTACCAAATAGAATATGGTCATTGACTGGGTGGCGATCCAGTCAAGGAATCCGGCCCCCTCCCCTTTAGGCCGGCTGGGGCGGCAGTCTCCGCCCACCTACACAGCCCCTCGCTGGAAACGGCGCGGGGGCTTTGCTCATTTGGGCACCAAACTGCTCAACACCTACGCGCGGGCAAACAAGCGCAAGGGGCGCGCAACAGCCTTCCAAGCTGACGACCGCGGAGTTCGACTCTCCTTGCCCGCTCCAGTTGCCCAGCCGGCAGCGCTTCGCAGTTGCCGCAACCTCAAGCCTAGAAAAAGCCGCTCTCACCGGCTGGGCTCCCTCCAAGCGCCTCCCCATAGGCCGCCCAGGCATCACCCTCCAGCGCTCGACAGAGCCATGACGCCCAACGGCCAGCTGAGGCCCGCTCCTGCCGGAGAAGCGCCCGGGGCATCCCAGGCGCGGTGAGCGCAAGAACGCCGGCAGCCAGCGACGCGGTGACAAGCGCGCCAACCCACATCCCGGCTGGCGCAAGCGGCGGGCGCTGGCATCAACACGGAAAGCACACCATGTCCCTCCAATCCGATCTCATTTCGGCCGAGCAGGCTTTGACCGTGGCCGAGCAGGTTGTCGCCGCCGCCAAAGTGCGCTACGACGAACTCAAAGCCAAGGCGGACGCCGCAGCGCCGCACCTTGCCGTCTGGGCGGACGCCAAAGCCTGGGTCGCCAAGTTCGGCCAAGAAGCCGAAGGCGAGTTCCGAGGCTTTGTCGAGCGCGCTCACGCCCTGTTCGGCTCCGAGGCCTGACATGCCGCTGTCCAAATCCCCAACGCGCAAGGCGCTGGAAAAGAACATCAAAACCGAAGTGAAGGCCGGAAAGCCTCCCAAGCAGGCTGTCGCTATCGCCTACAGCATCCAGCGGCAAGCCAAGAAGAAGTGAGCTCCAAGCGGCTCGCACAACCCACCGATAGGAAGCACGTAATGCTCAAGCCCCTCCAAGACAAAATCCTCGTCGAACTCGAAGAGAGTTTGAACACGAACATCCCCGGCTTTCTCCTGAAGCCAACCCCCGACAAATGGCAGGGCCGCGATGGCTCGATCCTCGGGGAAATGCGCGGCAAGGTAGTGGCGGTCGGCCCCGGCAAGCGATTGGATCTGACCGGCGAGTTCCTGCCGATGTGCGTCCAGCCTGGCGACGTTGTGCGCCTGAGTGAGTTGGAGTACCACACCGAAAAGGAAGGCGGCAAAACCTACGTCCTCGCCTCTGAGGCCGATGTGCTGTGGGTGGAAGAGGTGGAGGCGGCATGACCACCTACACCGACCTAGAACAAGCCGAGCTGAAGGCCCTGCGCGGCTTCTACATGGCTTGGCTCGCCTTCCACGCCGTCAATCAAGACACCAGCGGCGATGAGCACTTCAAGCGCAAGCGCCTGGAGCGCGCAGCCACCAAGATGAGCGAAGCAGTCGCCGAGGTGCGCAAGTTCGATCCGAAGGTGGTGCAGTGATGGCCTACAGCCAAGAGATCGCAGACGCCATCTGCGCGCGGCTGGCTGATGGAGAGAGTCTGCGCAGCATCACCAAGGATGTGGGCGCCAGTCAGGCGGAGGTGTTTCGCTGGCTGGCAGACGAGGCGAACGTCTCCTTCAGAGAGCAATACGCCCGCGCGCGCGAGGCTCAAGCCGACCACTACGCAGGCGAGATCATTGACATTGCCGACGAGGAATGCACGATGGTCAAGCGCGATGATGGCGGCGAAGTGGAGGTAGTGTTTGACTCCACCGCGGTGGCCCGGAACCGGCTTCGGGTTGATGCTCGCAAGTGGTACGCCTCGAAGCTGGCGCCGAAGAAGTATGGCGACCGCATTACTCAAGAGCACACAGGCGAAGGCGGCGGCCCGGTGCAGATCGTGGCGAGCAACCACGATGAGGCGCTGTGATGGAAGGTTGGCTAAAAGATGCGCTGGAGCGAATTAAGCGCAATCGGCCGCGGCCGGTTATATGCGATACGCCTGAATTGGCGAAAGAACATGGGGTAACGCCCGGAACCGCGATCATGCAGTATGCGCCGCTAGGCGAAATCCCATCAGCCCAACAGATGCTTGCTGAGCATCTAGCCTGGGAGCTGATTCGACGCGGTCTAATAGAGATGCCCGAGTGAATGCAACTCACCGCCCGACAACTCCAGGCCCAAGCCATCCTGAGCGGGCCGGCGACGCACTGCATGCTCTTCGGAGGTTCGCGCTCCGGCAAGACCTTTCTTCACTGCCGCAACGTGGCGTTCCGAGCGCTCAAGGCTCCCGGCTCGCGCCACGGCATCTTCCGCTTCCGTGCGCTCCACGTTCACGAGTCGATCGTGCTGGACACCTGGCCGAAGGTTATGAAACTGGCCTTCCCTGGCGTCAAGTGGACGATGCACAAGGGCGACGGCTACGCGGTGATTCACACGGGCGCCGAAGACTCAGAGGTTTGGTTCTCCGGCCTGGACGACAAAGAGCGCGTCGAGAAGGTGCTGGGCAAGGAATTCGCGACGCTGTACTTCAACGAGTGCAGCCAGATTCCAATGCAGTCGGTGGACATCGCGACAACGCGCCTGGCGCAGCTCGTGATGACGCAGATGCAGGGTAGGGAGCCGGCACCGCTCAAGGTGAGGGCGTTCTACGACTGCAACCCGCCGTCAAAAGCCCACTGGACGTACAAGCGGTTCATCGCCAAGGTGGACCCGGAGACAAACGAGCCACTACGCAACCCGGACGACTACGCCAGCTTTCAGATCAACCCCCAGGACAACGCAGCGAACCTGAACGAGGCGTATCTGGAGACGCTCAATAACCTGAGCCCCAGACTGCAAAAGCGATTCCTGAAGGGCGAATTCGCAGACGCAACGCCGAACCAACTTTTCCCGCAAGAGTGGATCGACAAGTGGCGCGCGGCCGATGGGCAATTGCCCGACATGGTGCGGGTGGTGGTCGGTGTTGACCCCAGCGGCTCCGGTGATGCGGACAACGCGGACAACGATGCAATCGGCATCGTGGTGGGCGGGCTCGGCACGGACGGCAATGCGTATCTGCTGGAAGACTGCACCGTCAAAGCCGGCCCTGCCGTGTGGGGCCGCATGGCCGTGTCGGCATGGCAGCGTCACGAGGCTGATGTGATCGTGGCCGAAGTCAACTACGGTGGCGCCATGGTGGGCTCGACCATCAAGGCGGCGGCTTCGCAGATGAGCGCGCGACCGTCGTTCAAGCAGGTCAATGCGTCCCGCGGCAAGGTGGCTCGTGCGGAGCCGTTCAGCTCCCTCTACGAGCAGGGGAAGGTGCGCCACGCGGGCGACTTCAACGCCCTTGAGGACGAGTTAACTGCGTTCTCGACTTACGGCTACACGGGCGAACAAAGCCCCAACAGAGCCGACGCATGGTTTTGGGTGCTGGCTGAGCTTTTCCCCGGGCTGGTGAAAACCATCAAAGAGGCGAAGCGCAGCGACTTCCCGAAGATCGTTTCAGCGCCCAGCGGCGGCGCATGGATGGGGTAAGCATGGACATGCAGCAATACCGCGAGAGGCTTGAGCGCCATTTCCCGGATCTTGTGGCGATCTATGTCCATACACACCGCCTCGAATGGCGACGTGAACACCAGCCCACGGTGACGCCACAAGCCGCATTCGACGAATGCCGCCACGCGCAGATCGCCACGGCAATCGGCCACGCACATCGAAAGCCCACGGAATGGATGCACGAAATGGCATGGCACCTGTGGGAAACGGATGGCCAGCGCATCCGCGCGAAAGGCAAACCAATGTCAGATGACCATCTAAAGCAGGTCGCCGTCAAGGCGGCAAAGCGGGATGGGGCAGGACGATGACAGAAGACCAAATCAAAGCCGCACAAACGTTGTTGCGAGACATTGAGCATCTCCGCTATTCAAAGCAAAAGTGGGATGGAATCCAAGTCGATGGCCTTCTCGCGATGATGGGAATTCACGCCAAGCCGGAAACGAGGGAATTGGCGCAAGGATTCATCGCTGGCATGCGAACGCTGCTCGCCCGCGACCTGAAAGAGCTTGAGGCGAAGCTCGCCGCGCTGTAATGAGAAACGACCTGCGGATCATGACAACCACTCACACCGAGGTGAGAGAGGTGATGCCTCCAAGCAGTCCGGACAGAGCATTGGGGCGCTATGTATGCGCCACTTGTGGCAAACGGGGCGATCGTGGCGCGATGCTAATGGACGACTGCCGCCCAACTGGTCAATTCGCGTCGTCTGGATGGCCGGAAGCGGCTGCTAACCACCCGTAATGTCCACCGCAACTACAGCATCGGATGGCCGCGAAAAGGGTGTCATCCAGGAGGCGCGCGAGCGGCTGAAACTCGCCAACGAGGCCGAAGGGAAGAACCGCCAAGCCGCCATTGAAGACCTGAAGTTCGCATCGGGCCAGCAGTGGCCGGCTGATGTGGAGATGCAGCGCAAGTTGGAGCGCCGTCCGTGTCTGACCATTAACAAGACGGACAACTTCGTCCGTTCCGTGGTCAACAACATGCGCCTGCAGCGCCCGCGCATCAAGGTACATCCGGTTGCCGATGGCGCGGACGTGAAGGTCGCGGACGTGATCCAGGGCCTCATGCGGCATATCGAGGTGAACTCGAACGCCGAGGCCGCTTACGACATCGCCGCCGACAGCCAGGTGCGGATGGGTTGGGGCTACTGGCGCATTTGCACTGAA